CGACAACGACACCCACACCTTATGTGCAAACATCGGCACCACATCCTGTGCAAACATCGGCACCAACTCATGTGTCGACAACGATACACACACCTTATGTGCAAACATCGGCACCAACTCACGTGCAAACATCGGCACCACATCCTGTGCAAACATCGGCACCAACTCATGTGTCGACAACGATACACACGCCCTCACCCTCACCCTCACCCTCACCCTCACCATCACCATCCATTGTTATTTCACCTCACATCAAAATAATCATTCAAAATATTAAATACTCCAGAAAAAACTCCTATCAACACGTCCATAACTTATTTCAAAAATTAAAAATATATAATGAAGACTACACTATATACAGACAACTACTATTAACACGATATCGCGTGCAAAATCATTATGCTACAATATTACACACTATTCAACATTTATTGCATTCTAATAATCATGACAATAATTACTACACCAAACCACCTCCACATTTCATTCAGTCAATGCAAAAATTAAACCAAACAATAAAACATATAGAACGTAGCATAAAGTTTATAAAAGGTAATCATAAATATATACTTCTTAACATTCTCCATAAACTAAAACTACAGTATCAAACAGATACACAACTCATTTTAGATAAATGGAATAATAAATTTAGTTAAAATATATAATAATATTAATTCACTATTAACAATTATATTATATCACATAAATAATATAATATAAATACAAAATACATATATCTATATACACTATATAAATTACTTATACAAACATTATGCCCCAGTCGACATCCAACTATAAAAAATCAACACCTCTAGAAGAAAGAAAGAAAAAATCATTCAAAATGACTTCACTTTACCCTGACCGCATCCCCGTTATTGTCGAAATGTCACCATCTTCCGCAAGTTATAATACTTATAACGCCGCTTCTCACAAAATTAAATACCTCGTACCATATGACATAACTATGGGACAATTTATAAAAATTCTACGCGATAAACTAAAACTTGAACCTTCTATTGCTCTATTCTTCTTTATTAATAACAAAGTTTTCCCCATTACATCACTCATCGGCAATATTTACAAAGAAAATACAGATGAAGACGGTTTCTTATATATCGAATTCTGTGAAGAATCTACCTTCGGTTACTATATTTAGCACAACTATATAAACATACTGTTATATTATTATACAAAAATATACTCACATATCCATACTCATATACAATGCAAGAAAATTCCAATAAAACCATGCAAAAAATTATATCTTTTTTTAAAAATAAATTTGATATTTTTAAAAATAAAATTACACCAAAGTCTAAGAAACAAAGTAACACAAATAAAACTCACTATATTGACCCATCTTCGGTCCCCGATTCATCTTATTTAAATACTAAACACAATAATACTAATATTAATACTAATACTAATATTAATACAAAAGTTACTGAAACAAAAATAGAAACAGATATTATAACAATTACTACAACTATGACAACAGTTACTACTATACATAATACACTAACACGTGAAATCTCCAACGACCCACGCCAACACCATCACCAAGACCAAGACCAAGACCAAGACCAAGACCAAGACGCAAAATCTACCAACGATTATACACAATTTATAGACCTGTCTAAATATACTTACAACATTATTTCATCCGTAATTGATAATATTATCGATGATATACAAGTACAAGAATATACAAATAATAAGCAAAATATAGATAAATACCAAAAATATGTTTCAGATTTCTATGATGAACAACAAAATTACAGCAACTTACAAACTGTATTAAAACCATATATTTTTAAAGAATTTGAAGAAATTGTTACCAAAATTTTAAACCCCGACACTCGATTCCTCACTAGTCTACATCAATTAAAAACGTATAGTGGAGATTTAATAGACTTATTCACACGATATGGCGTTTTTGAAACAAATAACTTTATCATTAAAATTGACGATGAAAGCGATATTTTCATTCCTGAACTCGAAGTTATGTATCACATCGGAAAAGGCATAATACAGCCTTATAATATAGTTCTACCTTACTACGTACATAGTATTAGAAAAAATACAGATAACGCCAAAGATAAAACCAAAGAAAAAAACAGAGTTATGCACTTCAGTATTCAACCGCGCATAAAAAATACTGTCTCTCTCCATAAATGGATACGGTTATATAATAACAGATTTTATAATATTACGTATTATATTCAAATGTGCATTACTATATCAAAATCTATACTTTTTATGCACTCTCATGACATAGTTCATGGCGATATTAAACCCGATAATATATTAGTAGATATATCTAGTAACATACCTTATATTATAGACTTCGGGCTATCCGGTATTCATCGCGTATCACAAGGAACCGGCGGAACACGCCCTTTCTGTTGCCCCGAAACAAAAAATATATCATTCAATAAAGGTTATCACTACGTATGGACCAAAAATAATAAACAATACGATCTATGGTCTATCGCATTTTTATTTTCTACTATTATCATTTTTAAAAAAGCATTCAACTATTATGATGACTACCCCGATAACTACTTCGATAAAGATAAATATATTAACGCTCAAATTTTAAACACTATACCCGTCCCCTTTAGAGACCCCTTTATGCTCGTATTATCCAAAAAATCCGACATTAATCTTTCACAATTTATTAGCCTACTCGAAGATGCTCTGATTGTTGAACAGGTGCCGCACTTAAACTACTATTACCAAAACCATCAATGTTAGCTTCGCTATCCACCAGTTTTTGTATAGTATTCGAACCATCCCCCCCTTCATTCAATACATCTATTTTTACATCTTTTGAACCATCTTCCCCCATAACACCCGAAGTATCTTTATCATTTAATACAATCGGTTCACTATGTTGTACGCCTCGTACGCTAACACTGATCTGTTTCGCTATAACATGCTTGGTATTTTGCCTCTGCAACATTCTCATTATTAAATGATTACTTATTGATAACGCACTCATATACGTCTTATATTTAAATACACACAGTGACGTATTTGACTTCACAAACTTTATACTATACCACCAATATGCAGGTATATGTATCATTTGTCCCGGCATTAATGATACATCTATGCTCCTCAATTTGTCAAAATCAGAACGATACTTCTCCTGTACACTCCACGGATTCACCGGCGATATAAATTCAAAATTTTCATAGTCATTCACAGAATATAAATACTTCGTAGCTTTCGGTGCAAATAATCTTATTGTTACCTTACCATGCGTCGCTAAAATATAGTTGCGATAATTCATGTCATATCGAAGAGGCGTTTCAGCATTTAATGATGCGAACATTATATCATACGAGCATGATGAAACCATAGATGGTCTCAAAAACATATCATTATTTTTGTAATAGTTGATAAGACCTGATTCTTCTAAAAAGTCGTAGTTATTTTCGCTAATGTACTTTGAATCTTTGTCTTTCTTAAATAATTCAGCTGATTCACTTATCGCTAAAGGAACATACAACTCTGTTTCGTCATCATACTCCTTCGTATTTCTTATTTTTATATCATATGCGCCATATGCTGTTTTAATACTATTTAAGTTACAATTTGTCATTAATTTATCATTCATAAAATCAGTCACAACCGGTTGCCTTAAATCACATACCTCCTCCAACTTGTCTTTGGAAGGCTCGCACAATTCATATATCTCTAAATCATCCACTTTCTTCAAGTGAAAACATACATGTAAGTAAATAAATAATACAAGACAAAATACTATTAGAGCTATAACTTCTTTCATGATAATATATTTATTTTTACTAATTTATTTTTATACTAATATTTGTAAATTTATACTCATTCATTTATCAATTTAATAATATAAACCATTACGTTTATATTATTTATTTTACCTTCGAATTTCGATTAATCTCACGCTTCTGTTCCTTCTATACCCTCCTCATCCTCTTCATGCCCATCACCCTCTTCTACAACTTCCATACATTCCACAACTTCTAAGCTACCTTCTTGTATACCTTCTACCTGGATACATTCATAATTTGACTCGGTCATCTCTTGTCCACTATAATGACCCTCGTCTGAAGCAAATACATTAGAGTTATCATAACAACTAACATCTACACCATCATGAGGGGCGCCATGGTTACCAAGATAAGAAGGTAAGCCATTTGCAAGCAGTTTCATTACAAGTCCGGACAACTCATTTAATGTAGTCTGTTGAGAATTCAATAAGCTCCGCAATGACTCATTCTCTTTCTGAAGCGGCTCGATTTGATTGATTATATCCGATAAATTAGTATTTGTCAATATATTATCCAGGATTTTTGTTATAAAATCAGTATTGTTTACAAGTTTGTCATACGAAAAATCACCATGTTCATTCATTTTATTACCAACACCAACATCCAAAACGGTATTTGTATTATTTGCACCCGCACCATTCACCGAACCAGACATCTGACCCTTCTCAACTCTATTTGACAACATTTGTATTCTATTAGAATGCTCATTAAGTATCGCATCCATATTTAACAACTCATCATGATGCAACTTAAATAATACATTCGGTGGAAGAGCTGCACCTGACGGTAAACAAGGTAAACCTGCAGCACTAATAGGCAAATCACGTATATGAATACCCTCTACTTCCGACATAGCTCTATTGTGTATAACAGGATTTACCGTATATGGACCAGGTACATTTACAGTACTATTACCCATACCAGGAGTAGCTACTCTTGTTTGTATAGGAGCTGGGGGCATAGACATAGACTGCTGCGGAGATCCTTGCGGAGCAGGAGGAACTATTTTCGCAGCCGCAGCAGCCATAGCCCTCTGCTGTAACTGATGATATATCTGCTGCTGAACCTGTGGAGGAAGCTGACGGAAATTTGGAGGTAACCCCGGCGGTAAATTCATTCCTAGTCCCGGACCACCTCCATTCCCCATAGGCGGAGGAAGACCCCCTCGTCTCTTCTTTGCTGCTGATATCGACGCACTATTACTCATACTATTATAGTAATCTTATATATTTCATAGTAATAGTATTTTAAACCTTTTTATACGCAATCATTTTATTTTATAACTATTAAAATAAAATAATAACAAAAAATAAAACAAAAATACTTCCTAAAGATTATATACATCATGCAATCATTCTCATCGCAATTGTTTCATGACTTTTGTAATCTACTAATTTAATATCTTCAATCCGGTAATTATCGATTTTCTCACGGTTCTCATTCGTCTCATTAATCTCTATCTTTGCAAACTCATATGGCCTCCTACTTAACTGCCCCCTCAGCGCTTCCATATGTTCCTCATATATATGTGCATTACCTAAATGATATACAAATTCTTCTGCTACTAAACCCGTATGTTTAGCAATTATATGTGTGAGTGCCGAATAACTTGCTATATTAAAGGGTACACCCAACCCTACATCACCGCTTCTCTGATATAATGCACACGATAATTTATTACCTTCGGATACATTAAACTGCATCAAAACATGACAAGGAGGTAGCGCCATTTCGTCCAGTTGACAAGGATTCCATGCACTCAATACTAAACGTCTACTATTTCTAACATTCGGATCAGCATTTTTTAATACATCTATTATATTCTGAAGCTGGTCTACTCCCGTATCACTATAGTTAGCCCCACATCCCATATATGGCGCATTAAAATGCCTCCATTGGTGTCCATATACAGGCCCGAGATCGCCCTCTACATTAGTATACAGCCCTCTGCTATCTAGAAATTCGCGAGATGCATTACCATCCCATATATGAACGCCTTGTTCGTGCAGCTTTTCATTGCTAGTATCCCCGCTAATAAACCATAACAACTCTTTAAAACATGTTTTCCAAGCCGTACGCTTTGTCGTTAGTATTGGAATTTTACCATCACGTAAAGAAAAAATCATCGAAGCTCCAAAAATAGATTTGGTCACTCCATTACGACCTTGCTCTGTTACACCATTCTCTAAAATATCATGAATCAGATTTAGGTACTGATATTCCTCATGCTCTTCATATTTTTCATCTGATACGAAATAGTTACAGTTCATATTATATTTAGCAAGTCTTTTCAACATTTTTCACGATCGTATGTATGTTTATATTTACTATAATTTATACTATACTTTTAAATATCTTTAATGTTTATTTTGTAAAAATGTTTTAATTATTTAATTTATTTTATTTAATTTCTTAATATAATTCATATATAAAATGGACGATGATAGTATAAAACCTATTACGAATCAGGGATTTTTCGCTTATGTATTTAAATTATCAAAATTTAAACAACAAGACTTGTTAAATATTACACAATATTTAGCAATAACTATATTACCTGTTATATTGTTTCTTTATTTTACGAAAAAATATTTCCCTTCTATTAGCCACGAAGACTCTTCATTGTATATATTTATATTAACTTTTATCGAGTTAATTTTTATGATTGTCGGTATATTCTTTATTGACAGAATTATCAACTATATTCCGACATACAGTGGTAAATATTATGAAACTATAAACTTGACAACCATAATTATCGTATTCGTTCTCATTATGCTTCTTACTGAAGCCGGTTTCCGCGAAAGAGTCGCCATTTTACTTTACAGGTTTGACAATTGGTTCATATATGATGACATGTTAATGAGAAAATTAGGATTTGAACCTAAACCTTTCAGCTTACTAAAATCCGAACAAGGTCAATTTAACCTGGAAGCAGGACGTGTATCCGGCGAAGGAAGACCCGATGTAGATCAAGCCACAGTAAAGAAAGGTAAAAACAAATCAAAAGGCAAAAATGGTGTTGTTTCTACTCAACAAGCAACTATAAACCCTCAGATGTCTCAACAATATGCCGTACCTCCTCCTTTACCCGTCCAGGGACCATCATCTGCTAACTACGGCGGAGGTGGAGGTGGCGGTGGCGGTGGTATGTCGTCTGCTGTACAAAATTTTAACTCCATGTATGCCGGTCCTGTAAATCCTCTCGTAAACGCTGCTTCACCTGGTATGGATGATTCATTTATGGAACCTATGGCTGCAAACTCCGTCCTAGGTGGAGGATGCTGGGGGTCTAGTTGGTAATATGTCGCGCAGACATGCACACGTAGTGCCTAAATATAATATATATTGTTGTTTTTAAGTTTTTTTACAAAACAACAATATATTCGCATCACCTACAACAAAAAATCTCTCTCAAAAAAAATAAAACACCATTCTGCTTCATCTCTTTCTTATCATTTATTACCTTATTGTGTGTCACCATATTATTATACCACTTATAGTCATCGTGCGATTTCATAGCCCTATATGGTATACGTGGACTATACAATATATCATAATATAACTCACCACTTTCCGTCTTTCGTATCACATTAGAAGACTCCATCATACGCTGATACGCTAACTCATCTTCCGGCATATTCGATAAATTTTCAAATATACCATAATTCGTAAAATTCTCA